TGATTTTAATGATTGGTCTACTGTAAGACCATCTCCCGCAGAAGTACCATTACTACCTGATGGAGAACTTATACCAACCATATCGGCAGTAACAGAAGGTTGATTTGATGCTATTGATGCTGTTGGAGTAAAATACATTCCTGTTCCCCCATAGTTAGGATTTACTGCTGGAAAGTTTGTGGGGTTTGGTGATGGGACATTTATATTAGGAGAATAACTACCCGTTAACGGAGGTACACTACCTTTTTTAATGGGAAAACGTAATACTTGTTCTTCAGTTTCCTGGATTTGATCAAGTATTCTTTGTGAATCTTTTTTTAATTTAATAAATTGAGCTTCTTGGTTAGATCCCGAAGGTAAAGCTTGAGTTAAAAAATAAGATACTAAATTACATATATCAACTTCAGATACAGCCTCAGCTTTTGTAATTCCTTTTTGAACTTGAATTTGACAATCTTTACCTACTGATATTGATTTATTAGCAGCATTTTGTAAAAATGAACTAAAATTACCTTTAGCAAGTGTAGGGGTATTAAACTTAATAGGTTGTACATCTGCTGGTATTACTAAACGAGCAGAGGTTGGTGCAAGAGGTAATGGTTTTGGTAGAGGAATTATTTCTGCTTTTTCCAGACCTGGTCTTATTCTAAGGGATGTTTTTACTGTTGATTCATCTACAGTTGTACCTTTAGTTGTTACAATTTTACTCTTATTTTTTTTAGATTTAGCCATTTATTATAAAGTAAAATTGGTTTTAGATAATAACTGTGGAGTTCTTGTGGATAAATCTTGTACTGTTTTATATAAATCTGTACCTGCTGTATTAACAGTTATCATAGGAGAACCTACAGGCACACCTGCTATTTTAGATAATGCTAACCCAACTTGAGATAAACTTTTATTTAAATCATTAAGATATGTTTGTAATCTAAGTCCTTTAACTAATGGTTCTGTTGCATTTAAACCCAAATAAATTCTAGGTGAATTAATAATACATGAATCATCACTATCAAAGTTAATAGTTCCTGCTGATGATAAACCTATAGATTTTTTGGCGAATAAAAATACAGAGTCATCCTTAGCATTAAATAATACTCTACCTGATGTTACTATTATCTGGTCACCTGTATAGGGGAAATCTGGTTGATATGTTGCCATTAGCTTACTTTTATATTTCCTAAATCATATGATCTTCCATTTAGTACTCCTGTACGTCGGAATTGAGAATCTGGTTTGTTACCTGTAAGTAAAATATAAGGACCACCCTTTACAACTTGTTGTCCCCAATATTCCCAGTGCCAAGCCTCATTCCACAAACGTCTAGCAAACCCATATTTCCAACCATTTAATGCTAACCACACAAATGAGTCATTATACGGACTATTACTGTTACCATACACGCGAATATCAAGTGCTTGACCTGTACCATGTCTTGAACCACCCGGAGATCCGGTTTCTGCATCCCAGCACCAACTACTAGCCGTATCTCTTTGTTTTATAGTCCATGGTCCACATTTTTTTGCTAGATAACGGGCAGGTCCTCTACATCTCCATTGCCCTGTAGCTGCAATAGTTTTTCCACCTGGTGTTTTTGTAGGCTCTATATCTTCAAATGGTGGTCTAAAGGCACTATATACTGTAAGTGTAACACCATCTCTTTTAGCAGCAGCAGCCATTACAAAAAATATTTGTACTGTTTCTATTGTTCCCACTAAGCTATTAGTAATAGCAGCTAATTTTAATTTTACACCTTTATTACCAGTATATACTCCTGGTAATACATCTAAACCAGCAGCTGCTGCTTTTTTAGCTGCTTCAATTTGTGCTGGTGTTAAATCTTTAGATGGAGGAGGATTACCTCCACTAGGACTACCACTAGGGCCAGCACCACTAGGACCATTTCCTTCTGGTATTGTAGGTGGTGTGGGTGGGGGTGGTGGTTCAATTATTCTAGTAACTGCTTCTGGAATAACAGGGGCTTCTGGTGTTCTAAGCCAGTATTGGCTTTCATCATCCTCTCGTTCGTATTCACTTTGATAGTCTAATGGTGCAATTTCTTCACCTAACCATGATAGTGATCCCATATTAGATTCTGGAATTGCTTCTGATTTAGAAGAGCCCGCACCTGAAGTTGTTTTATTTTCTACTGACCCATCAACACTAGCTGTTGGTAAAGTTTCAACTATACTTGAATTATTTACAACAGTTGTACTTGAACTTACTGAACTGCTTATAGAAGATGAAATAATAGTAATAGCATTAACATTAATAGGTGGGTTACTTTTAGATTCTGATACTGCTTGTTCTAATTCATCATCGTCAGCATCCTTTAAAGACATATTACGAGGTTGAATTAATACATTTGGAACTTGTACTACATTAGCTGATGATGATATTACAGTACCATATGATGCTAAATTTCTTGAGGCAAGAGTCATTTGAATCTCTTGACCATTAGTTAAGTAAATAGATGAAGCATCACCATCTATACTTTCAAATATTGGAGTCCATTTTACAGCGGGAACTTGTTTTGTTTGTCCATTACGTATAATAGTAATAGGTCTAGTATTTGAACCATAATTACTCCAAGGACTTGTAACCGACTGAGATGGGAATTTTGAAGTGTGTGATAAACGCATTGAATTACCAAAACGTCCTTCTACTATAACATCTCCTTCTACAGGAAATAAATTTCTAATTTCTGGATTTTCGATAAATGTATTACCTAAGTATAGATCTTTAGGAGCATCATCTGGTTTTTTTGTAATACCATCTTTGGTACTTTGGTACCCAACTATATTTGTTGATTTTTGAGTAGCTGTAAGATATTGTAAATCTGGAAAACCATTGTGGTGTACACTATTCCAAATACTAACCCCACTCATGTAATAATACTTTTGAGCGAGTTGATCTTCATTCATTACATCTGTTGAAGATAAAATTAATACCACTTCATTAAGTAGTGGTACACGTCTAAGATTTATATCTAAAGGAGATGCGATTAAGTTGGATTGATTAGGACTATCAACTATTGATTTTAAAGGGTGGAATGAAATATAAGCTATTGATGTGTAACCGGCATTCAAAGCAAACAATGAGTTAGGATCTGTACTGGGTTGCAGTATAATTTCCTTTACCCTTGCTGGGAAAATCTGGGCATTTGATCCACCACTCTTATTTTTGCTTTGGCCTGATACCTGGCCTCCAAAGTTAGGACTTAATGACATCTGCTTCTTTTATTTCAGTTTGTTTAACATTTGAACCCAAATCGTCTAAGCTTTTAAATAATAATTCTTTATCCGAATCACTTAATAATAAATCTTCATTAGGACCCGAGTTCATCATGGCACGTTGTACGATACCAGCCATTTTAATTAAGGCTTCATCGTTTTTAACGGCAATTTCCATATATTCCTTAATAAGAGGAACAATGAGTGTAGCATCACCCGGAGTTTCGATTAATGGTTTCAAACCCTGAATTAAAGAAGAAATTTGTTTTTCTTTATCTTTAGAGTTAGTATATATTTCTTTAAGTAAATCGGCGAATGTTTTACTCCCGAATAATGTTACTTGATTAAAATCCATGACGTTTTGACAATAAATATTGTCTTAATAAACTTTTAGTTAGTAATTAACCTATCATGCTCAAGATATTGAGAAAGCAATTCTTTATATATATTTTTTAGCTTCTTAATTATCTTGGTAATTTGTGGTGTTGGTTGATCTGTTATCTCTCTGATGTAAATGTATATACCTTTTTTATTAAATATATCCAAGCTTTCACGGCGTCTAAATAATTCAATTACAGCATCTGCGGTTTTAGCGTCGTCATCTTTAGGGAAATATTTGTATAAGTTTTTATCTACATGGTTGACAAATAAATCTATAAATTTATTTAACGGCATATTATTATGTTCCTCGTTAACTAAATCGATGAATATTGTTTTATCCTCGTCTACAGCTTCTACATCAGCTTTTTCTTTTAGCTTCTTATAATTAGCGTTATTATATAAAATTAAATAACGCTTAGCAATTGTACCGAAATACGAGTATGCTTTACCTTTTTCCTGCTTATATAAGTGTAATTTTTCAAGTAAAAATGCTACCACCTCATGTTTTAATTCATCGATAGTGTTTACTTCCGTATAATAAAATTTAAAAGTATGGATGATATTTTCAGCCAACTTATGAAACGCATAGTTAATTCTTTCATTGAATATCTTATTTCGTTTAGCAGTACTTTTAGTTCGTAAATATTCTAATATTGCTTCCTCAGTATCACTGGTAAAATATTGGATTGATTCTTTTGGTTTACGTTTACGTACAGTACCTCGTTTAGTAAGGGCGACGGTTTCATCTTTTAATAAATCGTCTAGTGGATTTTTTACCATTCTTATTTTCTAATTTTATACACGTTTAGTGTTTCAGACATTTGTTTTAAGCTATTAAAGAAAAATCCAACTTCATCATCGCTGGCAAATGTACCTTTGTTATCAACTTCTTGGAGACGTTTAGTAATATCTTCTATTACGGCGTCTAAATTGTTAATATAGATATCTCTTTCTTCAATCATTCGTTCTAACTTTTCATTTTTAGTTAGTAAATTGTAGATAATGTATGCTACTATTGATGCTATCCAAAGTAAGATAGCGATTATTCCCCACATCATATTATATATTTTTTAGTATGTTTGCTAAATTATCGTTGCCCATTGTTTTCATTGCTTTTTGTTTTTGGGCTGATTGGCCTGATTTATTAAGTACAAATTCTTTTTTAGGAGATGGTTTTGAAGACTTACCACTCATTAATTTTGGTAACCACTCTGTTTCGTATTCAATACGAGCAGCCATCATATCCGCTTGATGTAAAACATAAAGTAAAGATGAACGTGGTTTAGTTTCAGGCATATAAGATAGTAAGTAAGACTTATTTGCGTCATCATACATTCCGTCATGTGTTTTGATAGCAATATATTCGTTTTCACTCATTGTAACACCAATTGAGAATAGTAAATGTAGGCTTCTATCTGGAACAGACATATAAGTAATATTAGTATTGAACTTATATAACTCACCTCTGTTTTTAATTTCCCAATCGTTGTCATTATCGAAAACTGATGGTTGGTCTAAAGTACCGAATTTACCTAAATCATGGTTTATGGCAGAGAATACTAATTCTTCAGTAGTATAAGTATCTATCATACCCATTTCTCTCCAAACTTGATCTACTTTAAGAGCACATTCAACTACTCTAATTACGTGGTCAACATAACCACCAGGAAAACAGTTGTGATAAGCTTTTTTATGAGAAGCAGGAAGCAATACGAATCTATCCTCGTACTGCTTGTAAAATTCTAACAACTTATCCTTGCGTTCGCCGGTGATATGGTCGTTTATTATTTCTAGGAATGTGTCCCAGTTTTGTTGTATTTGTTCGGCTTGTA